GCTGGTATTCCTTGGTTCTCTCTTGCGAGTTCTTCCCCAAATAGTTCAGCTTTCAGTCTTGTTTGCTCACTTTGAGCTGCTTGCTGAGCCCGAACATTGTACCTAGCAATAGTTATACCTGCCTTACCTTGTGCCTCGGCCGCAGCTATTTGTCTATTAGATTGCTGTTCGTTCATTATAGACTGGGTTTTTTGTAGGGCCTCTTGCTCTGCGGCATAGTTGTACCCAAACTCATCCAGTAACCTAGCATCACTAATCTTACCGGTTTGGTTTAAATTAATAGCTAACTGTTTTGCAGAAGCATCGTCAGCCATTTTAAACTTTTTAAAGTGTACCTTTACCTTAGGATAACTTAATATTTTATTTATTTTTGTAAGTACAAAGTGATTTAAAAAATCAGTTAGTAGCTCCCTATACGTAAGAAAATGGTTCTCAACAATACGTAACGATACGCTAGAACTTGTCCAAGAGCCACCACCTTTAATAAACTCTACTGGAACACCTAAACTATTTATTATACTTTCTTCTAAAAATCGCATCTCTGGAGTTAGCAATAACGCTCTAGCATTACCACCTAACTCTTGGTAACCGATAGGGATAGGAAAAACACCAATATGGTTTGGGTCTTTTTTCCACTTTTTAATTTGGTCCTCCATTTGTCCTTTCCATTTACCGAGATTCATTTGTGTGAACGGATCAAGTGTAGTTGTATTAGCAGGATGAATAGCTTTTTTTGGAACAATATGCTCATTAGCAATTGCTTCATTACCACGTCTTAAGGTTTGTAAGTAATAAATTTCTTTTAGAGCAGGCAGTATAATTGGCTTGCCCCATCCCATATCTTCTTCTGCAAGAGTAGGTCTTTTAAAATGATAAAAATTAGACTGGTCTAATTCAATTTTCTTTCTTTTCTTTAGTGACTTAAGAAAAATAGCCGGAACACCTTTTAATATAGTTTTATTTCCTGATATAATTTGACTCTTAATCTTAGGTGGTATACTATAAAAGTAAGTAGATTTTCCAGTTATAGGATTAAATTCAATATCAATATTTTCTGGAGACCATCTCACTAGATCAAAGTTATCTATAGACTTAAAGTACTCGTCTTCTACTGACATCATTATTTCTCCAGCACCACAAGAATCACATTTTCCATGGAATTGGAATTTTTTTAGCTTAAAGTTCTTTATGTTATCAATTAAGTCTGTATTGCCGCAACTAGAGCACTTTAAAAAACGTCTAAAGCCTACTGAAGCGGATATAAAAGCGTTGCCGTAAGTAAAATAGTCTAACCCTATGCTTATCAAAAAACTTTTAATTTTTAGTTTATCATGTAAAGCAGTGTCATACTTATCCCTAGTTGCTGAATCAATACTATTTTCATATAAAATATCAGTGATAGGGTATTCAGTAAGCTTTGTAATTATATTATTTAAGAACCCATTAGTATAAAAGAATGTTCTACAATACTTAAATAAAGTCTTTATATTTTTTGGTATAAAATTTCTAGCTAAATCGAAAAAAGGGTTCGGGTATTTATTACCCGTCGTGCTTGTTATATCAGCATCTGAGATTGGTCTTACTGGCATGTTGTTTCTCCCTAGTAATGTTTAAACTAGATACTCTCGTATCTTTAAATACCTCATGGCTTGTATACCTAAGTAATCTTCATTTAAAGGGAACGGTCCTTTCTCTGCAAGACTCTTTACCTGTTCGTAATCTCTATTAGGTTCTATTCCGACGTTAGGTGGATAAAACATGTACCCACGATCATTAAAAATATATTTTATATACATTTTAACTTCATGAGAAAGTTTAAATTCGGGATAAATTTGTTTTATCTTATCTATTGCTTTCCACACTAACTCAGGAGTAGAACCCTCACGTTTACCGATGTCAGGGCTAATTCCATTTAAAACTAAGACTACATTTTCGAATACATCCATGTCTAAGTAAGGTGCTTTTGAGTGAAGTAGTAAGTGTTTCACTTGTAAAAGTTGTCTTTCTTTGTCTGTCATTCTCGGATCCAAACTCATAAGAGTTTCTGGTTCCAGTACTTCCCTGTTTTCAAGTGTCTGTTCTAAGTTATTCATTGCTTTCTAAAATTGGGTCAGTAGTGCCTATATGTTTATCAAGAAACTTTTTATAAATTGGGTTCATTGTGAGAGCTATTGCCATAGCAGGAGCTATCTTTAAAGCTTTTAATCCTATACCGCTGTAATGTTTTTTAAAAAAGTTTTTTCTAACTGAATTGCCCACATTCCTTGCTCCCTCTACCTGTTTATTTGTGATAGATGCATCTAGAGGGTAAAGAATCGGAAGACTTGATATACCAGCTAAGCCTCCAGCTACTAAACTTTTTACTGGGTCGGGCAGGCTAAATCTTTTTTCTTTTTTGCCTTCGGCATACTTTACTAACATAAAAGAATGGTCAACGTTCACTATTCATCCTCCAGAGCAGCGTCCATAAAACACCCTCTTGCCACGGCTGTTAAAGGCTCCTCTACCAGCTTTATCTCACTAATATTAATAGGAAATTCCTTTTGATTAAATTGAGCTTTAAATACTTCGATAAACCCTTTAATCATAGACGTACCTCCACCTATCACTATTGGCACTGCCTCTGGAAAATGAGGCATAGCTTCGTTTATTTCAAATTGATTAGCAATATTATCTAAGAGGTATTTAATTAATACCTGATAATAACTTCTAATTGCGTGTACCTCTCGTTCATTGTCTTCATCATAAATTGTATTATCTGATAAGTCTATTTTATTAGATTCTTTTATAAATTGAGCTTTAGCTAGAGGTATTCCAGTATCTAAAGAGACGTGTTGATCTATAAAATCTCCACCCCTACTAACACTAAAAGTTAGTGCAACCAATCCTTGGTACATTATAGCGATATTAGCCATTCCTGCGCCCATTGATATTGATATCCCCGTTAGATTATTATTATTATCAGATAGTCCAGCATATCCTAAAGCTTCTGCTTCTTTTATAGACCTAGCTTTGTACCCTATACTTTCAATCATGGTTGATAAAACATCTTCGTGATAGTCCACTAACGTTTCTTTATCTATTGGCTTAGATGGTACACAATAAACACATACTTCTCCGTCTTCAGAAGGTTTCCCCAGTAGTGAGGAAATAATTTCCCGTAAAACCGGTAAGGCGTCCCTTTCAGATGGGTTTAATAGTCCCTTAGACATAGGCCTCTTTAAATCCTTATTACCAAATATTTGTGCATAGTCATAAGCGCTCTTGCCAATAACATGCAATCTTTTATTAATCTCAACAAACGGCACATTTAATCGTTTTAGTGACTTAATAGTAGTCGGGCTTTTATCTATTGTTAAAAAAGCATTTCGTTGTATTTTTACACCGTCCTCTGATGCAGCTACGTAATTCCCTGTCCCACAATCTAATCCTTTCATAAATTATTTACCTTTCATTTTTTTTAAATCTTTTAAAGCCTTTTTTATGTCTACCCTACTTTTTTCAAGTTTAATATCCATACTACTAGTAGTGGCCTTTTCTATGTAAGGGTTTGACCCTTTCTTTATGTCTATATGTTTTGGTACAGAATACTTACGTACATCAACTTCCTTAGAAGTACTCGATGTTTTTTTGTCACTACTTACCACACTATTTACTACTATCGGAGAATTAGTACTTTTTTTAAACCAAAATGCTGCTATGAAAATTGATAGCAATACTAATAAAATCCTGAATTCTACTACGTAATAATATATAGGGTTTTGCACTGTTTCTATTGGAATAAGTATTTCATCCCCAGGAAATATTTTATCGGGATTAATTCCTAAGGATTCTTTGTTTAAATGGTAAACACTACTTCAAGAAACTCCGTAAATTTCAGATATTTTACTAACAGATTCACCGCTTCTTACTGTGTGCTGTTTAGCTCTAATATAATCAGTACCAAACAAAAACGACGTTACCAGCAGTAAGTATACTAATAACCTTTTCATTTTTATAGTCTGGAAGTGATTTCTTCTCTAATAGGCTTTGGCAAAGAAGCTAATATGTCTAAACCCTCTTCACCCCGTAACTCAGGTATAATATCATTTCCAACTAGTGGAGTAAGTTCTGAATCAGGAATACTCCTTAGCTGTTCATGGGTAACTGTAGTACCGTCGACATCAATAGAAGCAACTTTAGGTAAGTCTAGAGTGGCCATTAACGGGTCCTCTATACCCTTACCATAAGTACCCGTTAGGGATGCTTCTTTGTCTAACTCATACATAGTTAATGCAGAAACAATAGCACCTTTACTGTCAGCTTCCTTTAGTAAATTATCATACTTAGAACTTAATTCATCCTCATTATCTTTTAAATAGCTCTTCCTAATTTGAACATGGTTATAGAATTCAGTATTAAATATTTCTGAGTCTAAACTAGCATACTTTTCAACTGCAGTCTTATTTAGGAATACCTCGTTTAAACTAGCTGCTTTCTGTAAATTAGATATAAACTCTAATTTCTTATCAACAGGCATTTTATAGTGATTTTTCTCGAAGTAAGATGCTGCTTTTTTTATGTTAATTGGTGTGTCAATAGGGTATCTTTCTTCCTTCTCCCATGCGTATAGGGAAGGAGACACTTCTTGGTTACCAACTTTATTTACAAAGTCAGCTTCATTTATATCTCTAATGTCAAAAACATTGTCTATATAATCTTCTGATGCGTACTTAGAAAGT